TATTTAATGGAGCGGCATATGTTATAGTATTAGGTGTAAAAGTAACATACTTTTCTTTATCAATTGTTTTAATTTTTTTATCTTTATTATCTGTCCAAAGAACATCTCCATGGAATATATTTCCTGGTATATTTAATTTGGGCAAATGTTCTAAAAGAGCAGACATTTTTGGATGTAAAGGCCCGCCACCAAAATGTTCATCTACGTCTGATTGTGTAAAGCAAGGTTTCCTCATTGATTTATAATCAACGAAAAATTTTCCATTAGGATGAATTCCTGCTACCGCCGCCGGAGCGCCATCCCATTTAACTGTAACATTAACAGCTTCTTTATTATTACCTGCTAACATGTCTCTTAGCGATCTCAGAAAATTAATAGCACCTCTAGTACCATTAACTCCTCCATTCAACACCTCATCTTCGAGATGTTCCATATGAAGATTTTTTCCTGATGCTTCTATAAGAAATTGTTTGTAAGATTTCATGATAAGTGCTTTTTAATTATATTTGCCAACTCCAGACGATTGCCTACGTTTTTCTTCCCAGATATAATATTCATAAAATCACTAAAGGATCTATTATCTCTCGGCGCACGTCCTTTCTTTTTCTCTAAAGGCTCTTTTTCTCTCAAATAGGAATCTATGGTATTTTTTAAAGTATTATTTTTATCTGTTGCTTTATTATACTTTTTTATTGCTGCTCCCTTTGTCCACTTATCATTCATTAAGGCATTCGCAAATACATCACCTAGGATATCACCATATCCCGATTCACCTTTAACCAATTTTGCCGGTGTATATGGTTCTACTTTTAATCTTGGTACAAAATTTCCATAACCACCTTGTTTCCAATCTAAAGCCCAGTCATAATCAATATCAACTTTACCAGCAACACTAAGATAATCTTGACCGGTTTTAAATGCATATGCATTTAAATTCGCTGGATTATAATAAAAAATAACATCATGAGATTCTTTCTTTGCATATACGTTCATACCATTTGCAACCCAAATATGCATAAAAGTATTAGGCTCTGTCACACACATTTTTTTATCTAGGTAAATGGCATCATTAAATTTAATTCCACCATCCATTCCACCTTGACATGCAGTGCATACTTTTTTCCACATATCTGTAATTTGTGTAACAGAGGCGCCATGTTCGTACAACCTTATTGATGCTTCGTTCATTGCCGCTGAAAATTTTTCTTTCTTTATAACTCCACCTCCGGAAGATTTATCAACAACTCCTAATCCAACATTTCCAGGAACTTCCGTAGCACCAGTTGTTTTTTTCCAAAAGTCATCAAAAACTTTCTTTCCATCTCTGAATCCATCTTTTTTACCAAATGCTGCGCCACTACCCTTTTTCGCTTCTGGGTCGTCCGATTCTAAATCTTTACCACCTTTTTTTAATTCGATAACACCTGGTGTGCCGGCGACTCCACCTTCAAAATAAACATCACCTTTACCATCTTTACCTTTACGCCCACTAGGATGATTTAAAATTAAAAAAATCTCACCACCACCCATATTTCTTTTATCTATTTGAGGTTCCCAGGAAACAAACCAATTATAAAATGCTGGATTATTAATTAAAGGATTGGAATCTTTAATATATTTTTTGTTACCAATATTAGTCCCCTCACCTTTTAGAGCATCAGTTACTATGGCGTCTGCATCAACTAATTTTCCGCCTATTAATTTGTTTATAAAATCTAACTTCTCTTCTACTTTTACATTTATTTTAATAATTTTTGACATCAGAGCTTCTTTAGCCACTTCTACTTTACCTGTTGTCATTTTCCTATTATCAAATAATTCACCGATTCTCATTTCCATATTGGGAACAAATACTGCTTCGTATGCTCTATCAATAGTCTCCTGAGGAGCTTGCTTTAAAATTCTCAAAAGAGGGGCCAATTCTGGAGCATTAATATTTCTTATATCTTTTTCCAGAAGAAGCGCTATTATATGTTCGGCAGATTCAGTCATAAAATTTTTATATGTTTTTTTCATATGATTGCGTCTGGGTTAATTCTTAATATGAATAGAATCGGTACCACCAGGTTCGCCATGATTTTTCCATGAACCGCCGGCTTTAGACCATTTCTTACAAACTTTTTCCAAGTCTTTTGAAAATTTTATAATATTTTCTTTAGGAAAAACTGTGCCCTCACCATGGGAATGTTGATATTTGTCATCCGATTCGTCTGCCCAGCCATCAACCCATTGCGCAGTACTTTCAATCTGCCTCATAATCCATAATGCCGTTTGTAAGCCTTTATCTTTAACTCTATAGCCTTCCAGTACTTGCTCGACTTCTTCCTTTGGATTAAACGTTCGATTGGAATTACACCACTTTTCGATTTCTTTAGCGGTCTTTTTATCGCTTGAATCAAATTTTCCATATTCCATAAAATCTATCGCGTCATTACCCTGACTTGGACCTATCTTATCCGTCACAGCTTTTCCTTTACCATCTTCAACATATACGTGAAAGGCAATATTTTCATCTGCACCTGGTGTGGTATCTGATGCGTCATGATATTTAACAGGTGTTATTGAAAAATCTCCACATTTTATTGATTTACCTTCGAAGCCGTCAGACTTACCAGCTCTAGCCTTCTTTGAAGATAACTTTTTAAAGCCGGCTTCAATATCTCTAGCAAGATCTTCTTTTATGCTTATTCTTCCTCCCAGCCGGCCGCTGCTTAATCCATCCGTCAGTCCTTCGAGGGCTAAATCCTTATAAGTTTTCACACTTTCTCCTTCGATTAATTTTAGAATTATACTCTATATTAGAATTATACTCTATTTATTGTTTTTAAGATAACTGTATTTCTTTCTTGCTTGAGATCTCATTTTATTAGCTATCTTATTATCTATTGTAGCATACCTTGCATACGAATCGCAAGTTTTTTCTTCTTTATTATAAAGAAACATATCAAAGGCGAGTTCAGAACTATACGCATCTATCTCAAATGGGCTTGAAAAATAATCATTATCTTTTTTCTTTTTGCCGTCATCTATTTGTAAAGAATGTGTTAATTCATGAATGAAAGTGAGGGTAAGTTGTTGTTTGTAGTTTTCCCAAGCATCTTCCGGAACGGATAGTTGTTGCGTATAAAATTCTGGTGATAAGTTAATTGTTATTTCTAATTCAGATTCTGAAATATGTTCTTCAGGAACATTAGCGGCTCCATCAAAGGTCATTTCATATAAAGCATGGCTTCTATCTTTTCGTATATTAACATAACAAGAAAAATCTAATTCTTCTTCTAATATTTCTTCCATTCTATTGGCGCAGTGATGCCAATGAGAAATAGGTTTCCGGAAACCGAATTCCAACGTATTATAAGAACCCTTAAATTCTTTAAAGGCTTCGTTTATACATCCTAATGAATTTTTAACAAAATCTAAATCATTCATATTGAAAATTCCCGAAGTCAGCCTTATTTCTGTGTCTATTATCAGTAGAGATATCAAACAGCGGTTCATCATCTTGTCCGCTGTCCGATATGTCTACTTGAGCTCTTTGATCGACATCATAAAGTCTCATTTTACTTCTATCTACTCCAATAATAAACTTTCTATAAGATGTGGGATCATTATATCTGTTTTTCAATTGTTTTACAAGCATTTGATTTAATTCTTCCATTTCTTCAGAAGATATAAGTGCGAACATAAAGTCAGCAGTTGCTGGTAAACCAAAACTCTCAGATGTATCTTCTAAACCAATATCTGTACTTGTAAACCCCGATCTGGTTGTTTGTGTTGCAGACATAATCGGAACATTATATTCTACAGCTAAGCCTCTTAATTCTTCGGCAATAGATTTAATATATGTGTATGAATTAACATTGGCTCCTGCCTTTATTCTAGAAGATGTGCAAATGTTTAAATAATCTATGAATATTATATCGGGAACAAAATTACGTTTCAAGCTTAATTCACCTAATAAATTTTTAAAATGCATTGCACCGGCAGATGCAGTAGGATATTCTTTAATAATTATTTTACCATTGGTTTTTCCTTTGAGTTTATCTATTTTCTTTTTATACATATCTCTAGGAATTTCTTCTAATTGACTCATAGGAATATCTAAAAGATTCGCATCAATTCTTTCAGCGATCCTTTCTTCCGCCATCTCCATGGTGATGTAAAGAACATTTTTATTAATAGAAAGACAACTAGCGGCTTGATGACACATGAATAAAGATTTACCAACTCCAGTTCCTGCTAAACAAATATTTAAGGTCTTCTTAGGTAAACCCCCTTTTGTAATTTTATTAAATAACTCGAGATCAAATTCAAGTTTTTCTTCTACTCTGTGATAAAAATCAAATCTATCTTCTGCGTCATCAATAAAATCATGTCCGACATGAGGATCAAAGGAAACGGCTAGAGCATCTGATAAAACAGTGGGAATTGCTCCTTTAGATAAATGAGTCTTCTCATTACCTTCAAGAATTGCGATAGCATTCACTACAGCATTATATATTGCTTTATCTTGACAAAATGTTTCTGATTGTTCTAAAAGCCATGGTGTGATGTCTTTAGAATCACTAGGCTTATCTAAAGTATTAATTATTTCATTAGATTTAGAATATTCTGTTTCATGTATACCCTCTAATTGATCTAAATCTATTAATAAACTTTGTTTGGTTGGTAAGTCATTATGCTTTAAAATATATTCTTGAATTAATTTAAAAACTATCTTTTCAGATGAATCTTCAAAATATTCAGATTTTACGTAAGGAACAACTTTCCTCGTAAAATTTTCATTATGTATTAAATGTGATAGTATCAGGCGTTCTATCCGCGGTGTCATTAGTTTTTACTCCTTCCTTTTCACTCTCTTCTTTATATCTGTCCCATAATAATTTAACTAAAATTTCTCCAATCATATATTCAAATTCAACACCTTCTTCATCAGAATGTTCAACATCCTGCAATTCTGGCGGAACAAGAACAACATCGTATTCATATTTCGCATTACTTTCTCCTTGTTCGTCCGGAGGTGCAACTTGAAACTTCCCTAATTTTATAACAGTTCCTTTAAAAGGGCCCGTATTTAATTCAACACACATTTGAGAAACATCCTCAGGATGTTCCGGATGAGGAACTAAATTATAATAACTATTAATTCTATCGTAATCTTCTTGTGTTAATTCATTCATTCTTTTTACCAACCCGTTATTTCTGTTCGATTATCCTCTAGAGGAATCCATTGCATTGTTTGTTCCTCTCCTGTCCATCTAGCAGAAACTATTGGATAAGTTCCCCAAGCTCTTTCTACAGCGGCTTCTCCCCCACGACATATTTTTTTTGTTCCATCTTCAAACGTTAATTCCACTACTTTAACTTTCTCTATTATCATATTATCAGTCGACATGTTCCTCTTCAAGAGCTGATTCTTCTTCTACTCCCATTTCGCCATATAAAAATTCTTTTCCGGCAACTACATCAATCTGATCGAGAATTTCTTTTGTAAAATATTTTGTGGGATTTTTTAAAACTGTTTTTAGAAATACCTTTTCTCCATCAGGCATTTCTAATCTAGTAGAAACTTTTTTAAAGATTCCGTACTTCTCTGCTAATTCTGCTAATCCATAATATCTATTCAATCCTTCTTTAAATGTAAGAAGAACATCTACCATTTTATGTTCTTTTGTGAGCCTAGATTTATAAGTTCTACAATGAACTATATTACCAATTACTTCAGTACCATCCTTTTCTTTCTTTTTAGATAGAAATACGATACTAGATGCGGCATAATGTAAGCCCGTTCCCCCACCCATAATTTTTTGAGGAAATAATGTTCCTATTTGATCGTATGTGTGATTAGTAACAACAAGAGGTACTTTAGCTTTACCACCTAATAAAGTTAAAACCCTAAATGTGCCTTTAACCATTTGTGCTCTGGTCATATCTCTGGTCTCTTTACCGTCACTAACATCTTCCATTTCTTTAGTAGTAGAAAGATTACCTAATGAATCTAAACATATCATCATTGGTGGACGAGACTTGATGGGTTCTTCTAAATGTTTTTCTAGAATTTTAGTTGCTTGTGTTCTGAATTCTTGAACCGTAGCAACAGGTAGGATAATCATTCGTTTAGAATCGATTCCTCTTGATTCTATCATATCTTTGGTTATGGCAGATTCACTTTCAAAATATATAACTCCACCAGTAGGATTATCTGCGAGAAATTGTCTGACACAACCTAAAACGAAAAAAGTTTTGCCTGTTGAACTTTCACCGGCAAATGCTGTAATTTTATTAGATGGTAATCCGCCATAGATGCTACCGGATAATTGAGCATTTAAAATATACGATCCGGTATCAATAAAACTTTCTACATCGCCTGCTTCAACACCATCACTTACTACTGCGCCATATTCATTATTAGCTACTTGTAGCATTTCTCCAAAATAATCGCTCATAAAACCTTTTTCAATTAATCATTATATTTTTCAAAAAAGGGGGGCAATATTCGGCTCCCCCTTTTGCATGCAAAGTGGCGCACACCTAAGCCCAACGCCGAAGCAGGAACAGCAGGATGGCTAAGCCTCGGGGTTTAACCCAAGTCTGCCGATGCGCCACAATTTCTAGTTATGACTTGGAATAAATTCCCCAGAGTACCCATATCGCAATTAAACCGACAAAACCTTCTTGTCCTAATTGTTTTACAAGTGCTACAACAGAACCCACGATATCAATTCCGATAAACGGTAAAGCTGCACCAAAAATAATCTGAAGAACTACGCCAAGAGCAATAACTGCTAAACCAAGTTCAGTGATGGAACGAATCCATCCAAGTACTTTATCTACCATATATTGTTCTCCTTTTATTTTATATTATTCTCTCACCACGGTTAAACATAATTTCTGGTAACTCAGCTCATTCCGAACTACCTTACTATGCATATTTATCAAATTCTCTATACTAAAAACGCTTCTAGAGAACTTGTTTTTTCAGGAGACCATCCAATGACTTTTAATATTTCATTCAAGGGTCCCCTAAAAGACTTTTCAAATTGTTTATCATAATCAATATAATCATGAAGCCCGAACTCTTCAGGCAAGCCTTCCATCATGGCTATAACACCATCTCTAATAGGATTAGGCTGTTTCAAATAAACAAATTTGATCTTTTCCCCTTCTTGAATAAGAGGATACTTATTTTGCAATTCATTTTGTTTCAAAAAATGATTATACAGGCGTGTTCCTTTTACATGAACAGGTGTTCCTTTAGCATACAATTTTGTCCCACCATTATATTTTTCAATTCCTTTAACAGATCTAGGAAATGCAATATTTTCAATAGGTTCTTTTTCAAACTGTATTCTAAAATCTGCAATGAACTTCTGTATAGCTTCTTCATCGTGATTGATAATAATATCAAAAGATTTTTTTAATTTATCTCTACAAGATGTGGGTGTTGATGATTTAACAGATTCAATACCCATAACTTTAATTCGAGGATTTACATATCTAACACCCTCATTATCATGAACATTAAGAATATAATGTTTCTTTCCTGTCCAAATACCTTTATCAGCAATGCACTCTCTTTTCATAAACATCTTCTGACCATAAGCATTCATATAATTTGCTAGATCTGAATATCCGTTATCGATTACTCCTTGTAGTTTTTCCTCACATACTTTATCTAAAAAATTTATTACTTTAGTTGTATCCGGCTCTTCAGGAAATACTTTTTTTACTAATCCATCTAAAGTAATGTAAAGGGAGTCTGTATCCGATGCAAGAACATAATCAACCTCTTTTGTTTCCATAACTTGATTAAGATAATTATTGACTACAGTTTCTGCCCAGCGAATACTCAGTTGTCCTCCTAATGTAATAGCTTCAGATATTCTCAAATCAAAAAATCTAAAATATGGATTTCCAAAAGCTCCGTAAACACTATTAAGCATTAATTTCATGGCAGTTTGTTTATTGCCAAATGAATCTGCTTCCTTTTTTAATTTTTCTATCTCAACCGGATCCGTTGCTTTTTCTAATTTTTTCTTAGCCGCGATTTCCTTCTTTTTAAAGATAACTCTATTATCATACTTCTCCTGCATTAGTCTTGGTAAAAATCCTTGTTCATCCTTTTTGAATCCTTGACCATTAGGAGCAATGATAATATCTTTATCATAATATTTGTTTAAATCTACTTGCTTATTTAATAAAGAATCAACTCGACACGGCTCTGTAACACCTGTTAAAATAGTATCAGGACTAACATTGTATTGCATGATTAAATGAGGATATAGACTATTTAAATCAAAGCTGACAACCCATTTATGCATGCCTGTCTGCACTTCTTTTACATATGCTCCAACATATGCAGCATTTTTTGTATTATCTTTCTTAGGTGGAACTACTATATTTCTATTCATTAAATCATTCGCAAGAATAACTTCCCACATCATCACCATTCCAAATGTGTCCTGATAGTTTACCTTTGCTTCATAAGCCAAAGCAACCACCATTTCTATCAATTTTTTCTTTTCCTCTAATCGTTCTACAAGCTGTGCATCTTTAATATTATAATCAATAAACAACTGATAATTTTCTTTATATAATGTATAAAGATTTCCATACTCTTCAAATGATAATTTTCTTTCTCCTAATTCAACAGAAGCAATATAATCTAACCTATAACTTTCCGCAGGAGGAGAATTCCTTCTATAAACATCAATGTAATCAATAACAGCAATACCGATGAGATCATGAAAGATTGTTTCTCTACCTCTAAAGGTTGTTGATCGCTCATTAACTAATCTCCAAGGAGATAATCTTTTGACAGCTTTATTATCAAATAATCTAGAAATTCTATTAACCAAATATGGAATATCAAAACCTTGAATATTCCACCCAGTAACAATATCTGGAGCTAACTTTTCCCAAAAAGAAAGAAATTCTTGAACCAAATGATTTTCATCAGCACAATGAAAATATTCAACTGCCGGATTAGTATTATTATATTCACCACAACCAAATACGAAATATTTTTCTTTTGCTCCGACAGTGATGGCTTGAATTTCCTCGGTGGCTGAAATTGGATCTGGAAATCCGTGTTCTGAGGCAACCTCAATATCAATACTTGCGACTATGAGTTGTGAAAAGTCATATTCAATTCCTTTATCTTTAGGATACTCATCGTAAATAAAATTATATCTCCAAGCAGTCATTCCATAAATTTGAAAATTTTCTACTCCATCATATTTTCGAATAAATTCTCTTGTTTCTTTAATTGTACCAGGCTTAATAGGAGATAATGATTTTCCATCAATAGTTGAATATTTTGATTTTTCGTTGGAAGGAATAAAAACTGTGGGGTGATATTCAATGCGATCATCAAAACGTTGGCCGTTTTCATAACCCCTAACTAAAACATGATCACCGATTTGGTGTACGTTTGTATAAAATTTCATTTATCAAAATAATTATATTCCACTTTGTGTCCATAAGATTTTAATTTCTTATAACACCATAATATTTGATCATCGACCCAACTTCTTTTAGTCTTGTATGCTCCAATTAAATATAGAAATTGGAGATATACCAAAAGAGGAAATATCAATAATCGTTTCATTGAATCAGCCCATTTTTATATACTGTTTTCCCTTTTACTCTCAGAGCTGTATTAATTTTTCCGCGATTCTGACCATTTGTTTTAAAAGAGCAGTGGACCCATCCGCTACTAGGTTGACCTTGAGTATAAAATTCTAAAATTAATTGATCAAAGTCTAAATTTTCTTTAATCCAGCGCGCTAATTTATAATTACCTATTCTGGAACTTTCAAAATCAGCTGCTTCTCCCCAACAATGTTGACTAGTTTTAGATCCGCCGACTGCCTTATTCAGAGCCAATCCTCTATAACCGCTATTAACTCGAAGTGGTCCAACTTCATCTCTTACCGGTTGTAAAATATGATTTGCAACGTTAGTAAGGTTAACTAAAATTTGTGCGGAATCGGGCATATTGGATATTCCCATTCTTTCTGCGGTTGAACTTTTCACTAGTTCAGGAAGAGTAAAATTAGGAGCAACCCTAATATCTTCTTCTGTATGTAATAAATCTATCACTGTATAATCCTAAAAGAGGGTTTGTTATGACCACATTTCTATATAACATATTTATAACGCCCCCTCTTGTATAATTTACGAAAAATAAATTATTTAGTTACAATTGGGATCCGTCTAGATTTCTTATCCTCAGGAACAATTCTTTCTAAGGTGATAATTAACATTCCGCTGGTCATAACCGCGTCGTTAACTATCATATCATCAGATAAAGTCCAAGATCTTTTAAACGAGCGCTTGGCGATACCTTGATGAATATAATCTTCTTCGGTTTTTTCTGTATCACTACTGACAGTTAATACTCTATCCTCAACATGTACCTTAATATCATTTTCGCCGAGTCCTGCAACTGCTAACTCTATTATATAATGATCTCCATCTTTTTTCAAGTTATAAGGTGGATATCCCTTAGATTGGTTTTGTTGATTACATTCAAAAAGTCTATCAAACATTGTTTCAAATCCAACGGATAATCCTAATGCTTGTTCAAATTGTTTGTGGGTGGGGAATACAGAAAGTGCGTTAGTCGTTAACATATGTCCTCCTTCTTTAAGCAAAGACGTTTAGTAAAACATTAAGAACCCTTACGCAAGCAATTCCTAATGATATGAAAGGAAAAGATCAATCTCTCCAACCTTCTCCTGCTATTAAATGCCCAAATCTGTGTTTGAACACTATCCATATTAAATGTAATATGGAATTGGCACTATACACTCCAACCTCGTCGAATTCAATAGTGCCTTTTTCGGGATCAGTTAAAACTTCTTCGTATATTTCTAAGTCGTAACTATGCCCGATAACTTTAAATCTGCTCATTTACCAGTACTCCCAAAACCACCTGTTCGGCTGGTTTTTTGTTTAGGAGGTGAGCTGATTTCTTCGATATTATATTGTTGTAATCGCACAAGTTCTCCCTGTGCAATTCTATCATTATTATTTATAACAATTGATTGAACGTCTGATAAGTTTATTACGGGAATCATTAACGGTTCGATATAATCGAAATCGATCACTCCTTCACAATTAATAAAACTCAACCCTTGTTTAATCGCTGTACCAGATCTCGGATGTATTCTTACTGAAAATCCCGCTGGAATATCTAAAATTATCCCTGTAGGAACTAGGGCTCTTTGAAAAGGATGTATTACTATATTTTTATCATGTCTTTCAATAAATTTTTTCCTATCGTCATTCCAAAATTTACATCCTATTTCAGGAGTATAATAAGCATGTATATCAAAACATGCTGAGCCTCGTGTTGAAAATGTTGGAAGGGTTACATCGGGATATAATTTATGAGCTTTCAAACTTAGTGTCGTCATTCTTTTTATTACCTATATTATATTTCGCAACTAGTTCCCATTCATCTTTTTTCTTAAAAGATATAATCTTTAATTGATTAATTGGAACTATGTTATCTTCATCGATTTTATCATTATTAACTTTTTGTACTAGATCCCATTCGGCTAATAAATTTACTATTGTATTTCGTCTCGCTGCATCATTATCCGAAAAATTGGAAGGTTTTCCATCCAACATAAACAATTCTTTAAAATGTACAATGTAATATCTAGCTTGCTTATGAAGAATATGACAAGATTGATATAAAATCTTATCCTTCTTAGATGCTACACCTATTCTCGTTAATGTTTCTTTTACTTTTAAAAAATCGTCGGGCTGCTTTAACTTGATTTCAACGAGAGAATCTATCTCTACGCTCATTGTTCTCCTTCAAACCACCTGTAAATAATTCTTGCCTAAGAGTATTCAGATCTTCATCACTGAAGATATCTACAACCTCTCTTGCTTTTTGAAGGCTGTATCCATAATATTCAACAATTAAATCTATGGCTTCATACTTCTCAGCTTTTAACCATCGACCAAATCTATTCTTGGGTCTGATAATATTTAGCAAATAGTGGTATTGAAGTTTATTGTCCAGATGAGTTCTGGTGTTCATTTCATTGGCTTGAAGGATAGTATCGAAATTAAAACTTAAAGATCGATTAACAAGAAACGCTTTATATTGACCTTCTAATTGATTATCAAAGTCATTACTTAGTATATCTTTTTTCTTATAATTGATATCATTTACAAAATCAAACGGATTTATTGCCATTGTCCTTCTATCATAATTTCAATTAAACATGCTGTAAGATTTATATCTTGATCTGCAGCAAATGCGCTCTTATATTGATAATCTGCCAATAAAAGTATTATTGGTGGTAGTCCTGCTGGTGTCAAATGGTCATGCAAATTATCATATAACTTTCTATATACTGTTCTAGCATCTGTATGACTTGTATCAACAACCCATTTACGAACCTTAGTAAAGTTCTTTTCCTTTAATGCATTAATAAGAGCGTTAAAATCAGAATCGGAAAGCAAACTGAGGATACCACTATCAATACTTCCGCTGGTGCTATATCGTTGTAATTCATTTAAAGTTCTTCTAAAATCTGGATAATATTTCATAATAAGTTCAACAACAACTTTCTCGTTAAACTTAATCTTATTTTCATTAAGAATTACTGTAATTCTATCCAATAGCTGTTGTGCTATCTTAGGTGATTCTTTTTTATCTACCTTAAATTCAACTACCGAGCATCGAGAATGAATAGGATCGATAATTCTATTAAGATAATTACATGTAAAAATAAAGCTGCAATTATCAGCGAATCGCTCAATAAATCCTCTCATTGCTGGTTGCGTAGATTGAGGATTTAAATAATCGGCCTCATCTATAATAACAACCTTACGACCACCAATTAATGAAACACTACTACAATAATTTTCTAACTTAACTCTCAATAAATCAATACCAGATTCCTGAGAACCGTTGATGATCAAATAGTCTAAACCAATCTCTTTACACATTGCTTTCGCAATTGTGGTTTTACCCATTCCAGGACCACCACATAAAAGAAGATTTGGTATATTACCCGAGGCCACATAAGATTCGAATGGTTCTTTCAGATGATCTGGTAGAATACATTCTGCTACTGTTTGAGGTCTATAAGCTTCAACCCATAATATATTTTTTGTCATAATTTCAAGATACCTGTTCGGTTGCTATCCAATATTCAAGATTCCGTTCTGAATTTTTAAAATATCCAAGACCTTTATTTGATATTTTCACATCATAAGAACCTCTCATGAGTTTAAGATTTTCTATCTTAAAAATCATTTTAAAATTAGAAGTTGAATTCCCTAATTCAACTGCATAACTATCGATAGATGTTTTAGCATCAATTGCTTGTATTTTAAGTTTTCCATCATTTGCTACAACTGCAATTTCTGGAAGACTCATTACTGCAGCTGCTCTCATTATAGACATAAAATATTTTTCTTCTAATTTAAAAACAGCTTCTTCAGATGGTAAATTTATATCCTTTGCTAGGATCTTTCTCTCATTTTCAAATAAACTCATATTTGCAAATTGATATTCAGCTACGGAATCCCCTGCGACGAAATTATTAGCATCAACACTTGATTGTATTTTTATAGATTTTTCACTGAAATCAAATTGAGGCTCTGCAAATAATGAAAGAACTCCTAAAAATTTATTCAAATCATATATAGCAAAATCCTGAGGAAAGCTTTGACCAAGCTTAGCCTTTGCTAAAACGTTTGTTTGTTCACTTACTGTTTTAATTACATCGCCGGCCTCTATAACCAAACTTTGATTAATTTCTGCAAAGTTCTTTAATGTTTCAACAGTCTCATTATTAATTATCATTATATTTCCTATAGGTGATTAGGGCTCTCAGCATGAGAGGATTTGTCCTTCTTTTTGGTATCCTTCCGCTTTTCCTTAGCAAGAGCTCTTCTGTCTTTTCTACTCATTCCTTTCGATGCTAACTTCGTTTTTCGATCTTCAAGAAAAGGTCGAGATTCAGTATCATATCCATGGGCCGCGTATTCTAAGGCTCCCATATCAGGAAGATTACCATTAAACACATATGTTCCAATATGTTGTAATTTCATCCATGGACATAGAAAAGTTTTAATATCTATCTTCTGACACAGTTGACAAAACATATAATCTTCGGAAAGATAACGATCAGACCCTTCAGATTTTCCTTTGCCCATCCATTGATCATTGTCAATAATGGTATCAAAAAATGCATGAATATATCTGGAACCATCGAAATGGTCTGATCGATTATGATCGGGTTTATATCGAAATTTAGGATAAGCTTTTTCAAACTTTGTGAATACTTCTCTCTGTATCATCATAAACCCTGTTCCAATTTCTAACGCTTCAACTGGCTCAGATAAAGATATTGTTTGAGTTCCGCCAGTTGGATTGAAAACAAAATCTCCTGTAAACTTCTCAAGAAGCATAGGATTATCATCAGCTAAACCTTTATCAACAGCATTACGAACTTTTTCCCAAGCAATACACTTCTTGGGATATATTCCTCCAACAATTGGTTTTGTATCATCACATAGAGCAGCTAATGTTAAAACATAATTTGGATCGAAACAAATATCGCTATCAATGAACATGAGATGAGTATAATCTGATCTCAAAAATTCATCAACACAATAATTTCGAGCTCTAGTGATTAATGATTCGTTAAATAAATAAAAGTATTTAAGATCTATTTGATATTTTGTGGCTGTTGTTGCTAAATCACAACACGCCTTTGTATACATTCCACTACACATGCCCGCATACATTGGAGTTGCAACAAATATTTTTTTCTTTC